TTGTGTAGTAGAATTAGTTACATTCACTACATTGGCTCTGTGTGGAGAGATAGTTGCAATACAATCTTTTCTCTGTTCTGCAATAGAAATTAGAAGATTGGCTTTTGCTTGTGATTCATTTTCGATCGCAAGTCCAGGACCCATGATCAGATAATCAACCGCAACTTCATCTTTATTAGCAAATAGATTGTAACCTTGTAACAGACCAGGAAGATCTGCGGCCATACCCTTATTTGCACTATAGTCAACACCACCAGTCAGTGTGTAACTTACATTTCCTAGTGAGGAGAAATAAGTATTTTGTGCTTCTTGACCCCAAAGGCCCTCTGCATTGGTATATGGTGTGGTCGCAGTTGAGAAACCAGATGCTGTTGGAATCGTATTCCAATAAGTATCTTGTGCATTCGATGGATTGAATCCAGCAAAAGCAAACTTCGAGTTGTTTGCAATGAATTCCTTGTAGTAAGTCCTAGTAGGATTGTCTCCGTCTGCAGTAGCATCAGAAGCCTTGGACAACGATACAAATCTCTCAACAATATTACCCTGAACGCCAGTAACTTCTCCACTGTCGTCTACAACCACTACGTGGAGTGCATCGTTTCCACCAGATCTTTCAGTTACAAATCTGTTAGATACCGGTCTCGGTGCAACGTTTCTCCAATAAACTGTAGAGTTCGTAAGACCAAGAGTTTGTTGATCGTACCAATCAGTAACTGATGTACTCGTGAATGCAGTATTTGCAATACCACTGGCAGGAGTAGTAACCAGTGCATTACCATCAGAGAATGAATTAGCAGCATTGTAATTCTGATAGGTAACAGGAGTTTCAGATCCTGCAATCGATGTCAATGTTTGATACGTAACAGCTGTACCAACCAATGCAGATTGTGCAATACCTACAGCCAATGTGATTGTAGAAGAACCAAAACTTACAATACGAATTCCACCTTCAGCACCATCAGTTCCAGGATTATTCTGAATAACCGCGAGAGTTCCGGTAGTAATACCAGCAGTACTATTAACAGAAATTGTTTCTGTACTTGCAACTCCAATAGTTTTTACCGTAGTAAAACCAATGTTCTCGGTAGATTGAGTAGTTGGGGTAACTCTTGCAAGTACCTTAACTTCAATCGAACTATTTGCACCATTTTGTGCATCAGTATTAACTCCAGTAATGATACCTTTCAGGTTACCATTGAACTGAATTAGTGAACCATTGCCTGGGATCGTAATTCCATTCTTTGCAGTAGATACACCATAACCAACAACAAATCCTGATGCACCTGGATTAGTGGTACCAATACTGATAATTTGGTCTGACAAGTTGTCAATCGTACAAACTTTCAGACTGTTCGACCATGTGCCTGGGTTTCTTGCTGCCCAGTAGAAACTGGAATCCGTAGTATGATTCTGTTCGTAATCATCTAGGTTATCAATTCTAACAGTTTCCGAAGCTTGTTGAGTTCCGGCATTACCATTATTCAGGGTGTCTCCACCGACTCTAACAACTTTTAGAATACCACCGTAGGAGAGGAATGAATTTCCAGACATCCAGTATTCGTACTGTCTATCAGTTCCAATTGGCTTACCAAAAGTATCAAGGAATTGTTGCTGTGTCTCAATCGTAATTGGCTCATTTACTGGTCCCAGTGAAAAGGGTCCTGCAATTGCACCAATGTTGTCAAGAACATTCTCAGCTCTTCCAACAGTTAAGTCAACTTCCCTGACTAAAACTCCTGGAGATAGTTGAGGAGTAGCCATGTTTTCTCTCTCCTTTGTTACTCATTTAACTAAAAATATTTATGAATATCCCGGTTTTGATAGGGTAAACAAGAAGTAAACCCTACCAATCAGGATATTCCCATCTTGATTTCGGAGCTCTATCTTTCTTCTTCTCTTTTACGTACTCAATGAAACACTCTTTACAGACATACGAATAAGAAGAAGGAACTGCTCCTCTATCTTTTCTTGTCCTATAAAAATCATCTACAAGATTTTTGACTTCGCCACAACTTTTACATCTTCTATCATTTAAAAGTAAATGACCTAGTTCTAGTTGTTCATCAAAGTCCATTAGTAGTTCCAGAGTTCCCAACCACCAGCTGCTGAACCATACTCATCATACTCATTACTCTTGGTATACCATCTATCTCCTTCATTATCTACAAAGGTTCCTTCATCTAAACCATCATTCATAAAACCAAACGGTGCCATATCCTGTTCAATCTGATTCTTCTGTTCTTCATATAGTCTCTTACGGACATCTTGGTCAGTCAGTTCTTTAAAGTAATCTTGGGCAACCAACCATGCATAGATGACTAGACACATTGCAAGGTCATCATTACAACCTTCTTCTGCCTCGAATGAATTACTCTTTGAAATAAATGTAGTCAGTTCTGATATAATCTCATAGTCATTAAAGATAAGTTTATCTTCTTCAATCATTGTCTTAAGATTAAGTGACCCAATCTTCTTGACTGTCTTGGACATCTTGACACCAAGTTGTGTTTTAGTTCCAGAGAAACCCTGTCCTACAACCTGTCCTGCCCTACCACGCATTGCACACATCAGAACATTCTGATACTCCAAGTCATATTGAAGAATACTCGCAACCTGGTCTCCGATATCATTGACCTCACAAAGAACAAATGCATTGTTGTATTTCTTTGCTAACTGAAAAATAATGTTAGGGAACAACATCGGTTTGATTTCATTGTTCCGATACTTTGCCACAACTCTATGTGGGAATGTAGTAATATCAGTAATAATAAATGCAGAGTAGTCATTACCTACTCCTCTTGCAACGTCAACAGTTGCAATATAATCGTGGTCAGGAATTGGTGCAACATGAACATCCAGTCCCGCACTTGTTTGAATTGGATTGTCATACACCATAGTTTTGAGTTTACTTGGTGCAATCAAGGTATCAACAGACCCAAGAAATTCACACTCAAACTCAATCTTGAACTGTTGTTCAGAAGTGTTCTTGATTGTCTGTTCTTTCCAGACCTCATCTCTACCAGGAACTTCTGACCAATGAACATCAGTTGGAATATATTCATTCTTTGCCTTCTCTGCATCATGCCACATTCGATAGAAGTGGTTCATCCCGTGAGGGGTAGAAACGATAATAACCTTCGTTGATTTACCAGAAGTAATCGTAGGATAAACAGATGCAAAGAACGCATCAGCAACATGATTTGGAACGAATGCAAATTCGTCCAAGAAGAGAATGTTGAAAGACATACCTCGAACAGCTGATGCTGAGGTAGAAGCTGCAAGTATCTTACTACCGTTCTCTAACTCAATATTACCTTTGTTCCATACAAGAATACCCTGTTGCATCCACTTAGGTAAGTTCTCATATGCAGTAGCCAGTCTTGCTAATAGTTCTCTAGCAGTTGTGGCTTTGTTTGCCAGAATACCAATGTTGACACTATCATTGAATATAGCATAGTGAAGTAGATACGACACACAGGTGGTTGACTTACCAGTCTGTCTAGGCATCTTACAGATATTAAATCTGTTATTATGAAAATTGCTGATTAACTTATCTTGAAAATCATAAGTCTTGAACGGTTGCAGACCATGGTCCAAGGTTACAATCTTTACGTAATTATTTGCAAAGTATACTGGGTCCTGCTTACACTTAATATACTCTTCAATATTCTCTTGTGTAAACTCAATAGGGGTATTCGCCTTCTTAAGAAGAGGATTACCCAAATAAACATCATTACTCATAAATTAAACTCCAGTACTTGTAAGAGCAATACCTACATCTCCACCACCGAAGAAATCATCTTGCATCTGTGCTTGATTAATTGTATTACCACCTGCAACCCAACTAATATAGATGGGGTTACCATCACCAGCAACATCCTTAGTTGCAATGATATCACTATTTGATTCATCAAAGATATCAATACTATTATTAGAATGGTATCTGATAGAGAACTTAGTGTTACCAGGACTTGGGTCTGTCCACTTAGTAGAGGAGTAGTTGGAGTTACCAGTGTTAAAAGTAAATCCTTTCAGTGCATCAATCTCTTCACTAGTATTTGACTGCCAACTCCAATCCCAGTAACTGTCAGTATTTTCTACATTAGTCAAACCAGAAGTAGCATTAGAGGATGACCACTGACCAATCTGACCATTGATTTGAGTGGTAGGCATCAACCAGTGCATCTTATATCCTGGTGCTAGACCATCCTTATGTCTCCATACCTGGTCTGCCTTGTAGGCAAGAACCTGACCAGTACTATGAATACCAACAGCAAGACTACTTTGGTTCTCAGGGAATCCACCAATTCACCAGTTCTTCCAAGGGTTGTAATAGTTTGGTGGTTCGTGAACTCAC